AGATATATTGCCAAATACTGCATATACTGTTGTGGATTCATCTTGCACCTGCCTTACTGTATTGCTTCCAATCTGGGATAGGAGATTCAGTCTTAGTTCTCCTGGTCTGGCTAAAATCCTTCCACCCTAATCCTGAAGGAACTTTAGCGGTAGTTTCCTTTTCTGGGATAGGGAGACTCCAAGTTGGTTTATACGGTGGTGTGCCTTCCTCATAGAAGAACAAAGATTCTATCGGTCTTTCTCCACTCCATACATCTTCAACCTCTTTCCACGCTAATGAACCGGGGACAATAGCCCTCCAAGAATTTTGTATAGCCCTCTTTGCCTTCGTCTTCTTGTATTCGGATTTTGCTGTGGCATAATTATAAGACCCTATCATAAACTGACCTACAGGAGACATATTATAAGGTAACACGCCTAACAAAAACGCCCTATCGTATCCCATCGTTGTAAGTATCCCGCCACCGAGGGCTAGGTATTTAAGATAATTAAGACGAGCAACCCAAGGTAACTTATTCCCCTGCGATGTTTCACCCTTCAAAGCCCGTGTCATGGCTTCCCTGTGAAACTTGAAAAAGTGGTTCATCCACCAACTCTGAAGTCTCGTTACCGGAGTAAGAGCTTTGTGTCTGAATAGTTCCGGCATACCCATTGGGATATAGGAATACTGAGTTACGCCTGCACCAAATTCCATCTCCGCTAATAACGTAGTTCTCTCACTTGGATAAAGAAAATCAGCAGGTTCGGTATATGTTCTCTTTGGGTCAGCCCAACCTAGATTTTTATACTTTGGATTTGTAATTAACGGTTCGGTTTCGTGATAGGCTGTTTTCATTCCGGTCTTTGCATTGAATACAGCAGTTGAACCATAAGGTTTTAAAGCAAGCCTCTCCATTTTTGCCATAGCCTTGACCGGTAATTCTTCAAAACCAGTATATCCTTTAAGAAATAAACTCTCATCGAGGAGTTCTTTTAACATACCTTTAGCCGGATAGTAGGCTTTAAGACTTGCCCTTATACCGTAAAGAGCCATATCCTGAGTATGCTGAAATAGATTCCTTATAAGCATCTTGGCAAGCCCAGGGCGTGGTGTCATAACGGATAATATTTGTGCCCTACCCATTAACTGAGCAAGGTCTGTAAGTGGTTTCCTGCCGATAGTCCTGCCAAACGGGGATAGGAATTTATTAAACAAACTCCCAATACCAGTCTGTGTAACAAGCCTGTTTATCTCTGCATCAAAACCTGTCTGTTGCCCCTTGATTACCTGATTAACAAAATCTGTAACCCACTTCTGGGTAGATGCTGGCATCTTGTCAGAGTATGCACCCATCATCTGCTTAAACGCTTCCAGCGGTTGAGATAGGTGGATTTCCTTCAATCCTGTATTCAGCATAGACTTAGTGGCATAACCTAAATCTTTTGTAAAATAATTATTCAAATCCTCTGCCAGTAACCTTTGCATCTCCATTGGGTTATATATTTTCTTGCCGACTATCTTTGCAGACCAATATTTCAACCCTTCCGGTAAAGGGTGAGTCCCTTCTAGAATTTCCTTTGCCGTATTATCAGCAACGTGCCTGACATAAGCCTTTCTGTAAGGTATCTCTTCCATGCCGAGAGAACGCCTGACTGCGTTTTCACCGTCAAGTAATGTTTGATTGGTATTTCTAAACCACCTGAAAACACTGGCTTCATCCGGAGTTAAATCAGCCGGTGGGTCTTCAAACTCATCCAGTAGATTCCTCATCCTTTCAACGGCCTTAGTCGGTCTGTTTTTCAAACCGGCACTGGTCTTTTCAGTTAAGGAAGTTTTCCCCAATTTATCAATCTGTAAAATCTTCTTATCAACAGCATTAGCCCAAGCCTGAAACTCTAAATCAAACCTCTGCTTGGCTAATTCCAAAGGTTCAGTTAGTGGCTTTACGCCTAGCTTCTGAGAGTAATAAGTTTGCGAAGTAAATAGCCTTACTGGGGTAGGTTCACCAAACTCTAAATCAAAGAATCCCTCTTCTGTAACCCTTGTGGTTTTTGGTATCGTGGGGGGTATTTTCTTTCTACCCTTGAAAGTAGCTTCAGGGAGTTCATAGAGAGCTTTGACAAAATCACCTGCTTCAGCCTCATTCATATCCTTCATACTGGATTTACCAGTCATTATCTTGGCTAAACGTCTGTATCCCTGCTTTGGCTTACCTTCAGCGTTTAGCATCGCCTTTCTCTGTGCGATGTTATGACCTTCTATCTTCTGGGGGTATGTAGATTTAACTTCTACTGGGGGCTTAACAGGAGGTTTAATCGGCTCTGGTATGGCTCTCAAGGCTTCTGGAGTAGGTCTGACAGGTGGTGCCACCCCTTTAGGTAACTCACCCTCTGGGAGTTTAGGTTTACCAACAGCACCAACTTCACCGGCTCTCATCTCTTGAAATAGTTTAGGAACTCTATCATCTAACCCTTGAAGTGCTTTCTGTGCAAACTTGAAGGGTGCGCCTAAAATAGTAGTGATGGTTTTCTCTGCCAACTCAATGGGTATCAGCCCTTTATTAACCGCCTGTAATATTCCCTTGTAAACCAGGTTGGGATTAGTGGCGATTTTACTCTGGAGTATAGGGCGAAGAATTCCAGCGGTAGGTGCGTTCATTAAAGCGAACATAGGTATTACCCACTCACCGATAAATTCCTCACTGGCAGAAAGTTGTTCACCTACTCCGGCAGGGAAATATTTCTCACCCTTCCTGATAAATTCATCCAGTGGGATAGTCCCCTCTTTAGCCTGACCAAATGAAGCAGGAACATCACCGAGCCGTCTTTGGGGTTGTGTTTTCCTTGTCTCTTCCCACTGTCGTTCTGTTTCCCTTTGTTTACCGAACACATCATAACCAGCCTGTTGTATCGGGGGTGCGCTTCCGGTTATCGTGCTACCTAATCCCTGAAGAAATGATGGTTCAACGGGCGGCTGGAAAGGTTCTGGCTGTGGCTCAAATGGAGACATAGACGTTCTAAGAGATTGTCTCCCAGGAAGTCTACCAGCCCAATCAGGGACACGAGGTTTTTCTAACTCCTCAATCTCCCTCTCAACTCTCCAAGTTTTAGGCATCCAGACTTTTTGCATTACCTACCTTCACGCCCCAGATAATAAGCTACTTCAAGTGGGTCTACCTGTTCCTTGTTGAAAGGCTTGACACCCTTCAGCTTGGAATGAATCTTACTCAGGATTTTAACCTGCCTCTCGTAAATCTTGTCTTTAACCTTTTCGGTTTGACTAACTTCCATACTGACCTCCGCTTGGGGAATTTCTAACCCCAGATGCCGCCCCGCCTGATTCGGGTGTGAACGACTGCCTTTCATTACCCGGTTGACCAGTGAACGTTCTCTGATTTCCACCCCTTGCCGGGGTAAGTCCTGTTTCTGAGAGTTCCTGTCCTTCACCTTTTGCTTTCGCTAGATATGTTTCCATTCCAAGTTCCTTCATAGCTTCTTCAACAGCGATATTGGCGAGTAACGGGTTAGTTCTCATAGCGGTATCCGCCATTGTCTCAGTTATTTCATCTTCTGCTTCCGCATCGGACATACCATATCCTTTAGTAAGTAAAGTCTTCCAACTTATCAATGCTCCTGAAGGAGATTCGTAGAGACTCCTATGTATCTGTATCTTACGAGCCTGGTCTAGGTCTTCATCGGCTTTAAACTCTACCTTACAGCCGTAGTAACCGTCTATGTCTGCTTTGGTTATCTTCTTTTCTTTCTGTCCGTAACTGCCGTCTTTATATTCCAGTGTAACTACGGTTAAAGGAAGTAAACCGGGGATAGTTTCTAATATTCTCAAAGCCTGCCCTAATGCAGTAGCCAAAGCACGTTCAAGGTTCTTCTGTATCTTCTCCGGTTTCTTTCTAAAGGCGGCGGTGTAAATATCTTCCTGCCTGCCCGAAGCCCCTGATGTAGAAGGAGAACCACTGATAACAGGTGGGGTCTCAAGTTCTAGCCGAGCCTTTATCTCGTTCAGGTGCATGAACACTTCTCTTGGCGGAGGTGTCCCTCCATTAACCTCAAAGTCAACACCATACGGGACTTCTATATTGTGACCTGGGGAAAGATTTACCGTATCAACCTTACCTTCCAGTTCAACACCTTCTATTGTATGTTTGAACACCCCATAAGGGTTTGCCCACAATGCTAATCCAGAGTCCACCCTGCTCTCGGTTTCACATTCCTCAATCAACAGACCCCTGAACTTTTTAATCTTTCCTACATATTTTACCTCAGGTTCCCCGTCAGGTGAATCTTTCCCTAGTCCAGAAGCACAGTGAACGAATGGAACGAAGCCTAAGATATTTCTCTGCACATCTATACAGGGTATGTTGTCGGCTTCTATATATCGCCAGTCTTTATCAATGTAATAAAGATATTCTACCAAAGCGGTATTTTCTTTAGAACACTCCCAATTCGGATACATAGACCTTACTGCGCCCACGGTCATCTGGCAGGTCTTGATGACACGCTCAGGAACACCGTCATACGATTCCTTTGGGTCGCATAGTATAACCATCGGGTCAGGTGAAGATAGACTTAGGGGGATAATATCATTCTCCTCATACTGAGTTTGATATACAGCCTCACCCCGTAAGGGGGCGTTCTTGGATGACTCTATGATAGATTCCTTATACTTATCAACATAGTTCATCAGCAAGGAGGAAACTGTACTTGCTGATTCCTTTGCTTCAACGGTTGTTTTCTTCGGTTCCCTGGTAACTAAAATCCGTGCGGTGTTTATATAATCTGAAATAGAATCAACCATCTTTGAAGCGGAGGCAGTCCTGACAGTCCGATAAGGTTCTTTAATCTTTACAGCAAACGTGTCGTCATAAAATGTCTGGTCAATCTCCCTCTGCATTCTCAGCATACCATAGAACGTCTGAAATTCATCTCTTAATTTCCTGATTTCCACAGGTGTAGGTTTTTTCATATTCACTCCTTAGCAGGTTGTAACCAATCGTTTTACCGAACGTATGACAGAGCCTAACCCCTGCTTCTCATCCTTCATCCTGCGAGCTAAAGCCCGTGCCATCACACGGTCATCGAAGCACCCGTCAAGATGCTCCCACTTACCTGAAGCCTTGCCCACAAAAGTCCTTGCTTCCTTGCAAAATTCAGCACTATGGGTCTTCCACTGGTTTCTGTCAAGGTCAGCCCTGAACGTCTGGAGCATAGGTTCTCTATTAAATGCTGAAGTGTAAAACCCAATATCTTCTTCTTCATTACCACGCTTGTATAACTTCGGGTAGCCGAGTGTTTTCATTGTCTTTACTATATACCCACCGGCAGTCCCGTTAACTTCAACCCCTGCTAAAGCATTATTATATATCCGCCCGTACTTATCCATAATACGGGCATATTCTTCCATCGGTATTTCACCACATATCTCCAGACATTCTTCACCGAACTGGTCAGCAATCACAGCGCTGTTCATCCCTCCACCACCCCTGTCGGCACAGTCAGCCCCCATAAAATACTTCACCCCGACAGCAGGTTCTTTCCAGATAGAAACCCACCCGTGTTCCAGTTCTTCTTTCGGGGGTCGGCAATCTTCTTTCAGAATCCTCTCAAGGTTAGCGACATCAAACATACAGTCGCCTTGCATGACGAGGAACTTCCCGTCAAGTTCCTGCTCGGCAAACTTACCCCCGAACTGCTGTATCAATGTTTCATAATAAGACGGGGGAAGGTTGACCGCATTATCTTTTGTACCCCAGTTTACCATTTCAAACTCAGGTCTGTCCTGCATCACGAACTCGGTATAAACCCAGTCCAATCCTTTAGGGGACGAAGTGAGATAAATCTGGCAGGGGAAGAAACCGCCCTTCGGGTCTTTCTGTCGTAATCTTCCTAAGAGAACATTGAACGCATAATGAGAAGACCCCTCGCATACCTCATCCATGTGGACAAACCCGGCAGTCGGCCCTCTTAACGTATCTTCTTTATCGGTAGAACGGAATATAATCTTGCCGCCATCGCTGAGTCTCGCCTCAGGAGCATCACCGCCGACAAACGAGGCATAACCTGGTATCCAGTCAAACACCTCTTTATACATCGGTATGGTTGCGCCCTTTAATATTTTGTACGTGGGAGCCGTAGTATATCCTACGATACCTTTATTTTTTTGGCAAATAAGAAGAGACTTCACAGATGCAATAAAAGTTTTGCCTGAACCAATCCCAGCTATGCCTGCTAGTCTAGGAGTCTGGCTGTGAAGAAATCTCTCCTGCCCCTGTGAGTTCGGCTTTATTTTCGTTATCTGCTCGCTCAATTATGATTTTGGCTCCTTCCGATGTATTAGTCGGCTTGTCTCTCTTGTCCTTATCTAAATACCCTGATAGCTGGAAGTATAGTCTCAAAATTTGTGCGTTGCCTTTTCTTACACCTAATTTAACTTGGTCGATAGCTTCCCACAGGGCATCGTTCATCATATATCCTACTGCGTTACTTCTTATCTCAACTACCGATGGGTGGTCACGCCACCTGGACATAGTTTCAGGTGTCACACCAAGTTCTTTAGCTAACTCCTGCTGTGCTTTCGGGTTTCTCACTTTCTCAGGAGTAGCCAGCCATAACGCAAACCGTATTCTCTTTTCCCTTAATTCCTCTTCAGTATATTGATTAGCCATTAGTTTAAGTTTATCACACAGACAATCGTTATTAGCTGCCCATCATAATGAGTCAGGATATAAAACGTAAGGAGAGCAGGGGATGTCTTGAGTACAGAGATATTCTCATAATCTCTTCTGAACATTACTTCACCTTTTTCTCCAGTTTATCTATCTTGCCCTTTATCTCCTTAACCTCTTTCACCACAAGATTGCGCTCGGTTACAATCCTTTTGAGTTTCTGTAACTCACCCTCTAAATGCGCTATCCTGTCAGCCATTTATTCTCCTGTTTTTCAAGTGCCTTTACCAAATCTGAAATCATAGGGAAATCATAAGATTCGGCAAGAGATTTACCCATCCTCGCACAGAAATAATAGACAAGTTCCCAGCAAGACCACGAATTATCGAATAATCTGGGGACAGGCCTGTGCAAATAATGTCTTATAAGATAGGCGATTGCAGTAAGAGGGTAAACCAGTATATCGTACTTCTCCCCCCGATGCTTATTAACAAATTCAGTTGGGTCTACTTTCTCATCAAACCACCTGTATACTTTGTAATCCCCAGTAAGAACATTCTCCGTTACTCCCCCCGCTACAGCTTCACATATAAGAGGGTGTCCGTCCCAATACCTGGAGATAAAACCCACATGCCACGGCTTGAAATCCCTCGCCCTCCACTCTTTATCACAAAGACATAGTATGAACGAGAGGACACTGAATATAAATCCCTTCCCCCTGAATAATACTACGTCACCTGTCATATCTTATTATACCATACTCACGCAAGCCCTATGTGTACCACAACCTCCCCTCCCTGAATAACTCCTCTACCCTCTTATTATTTATGTATTCGAGTAACGCCCCATCCTTGTCTATGTGCGATACCTCAGGGTCTCCATCTCCCCTCTCGTTTATGTCCATCAGTTCAGATATTAAAGTGTCCAGTTTGTTCATCTACCTCCTTATGTAAACCTGTTGTAAATTATTCCTTAAAATATTGGGGTCGTTTATTCCTTCTCAAAGTAGATGTGGTGTTCCTTAGAGTCTATAACAAACGTTCCAGTAGGTGACTCTTTAGCCATCTTGAGTAGTGCAGTTAACATAGCATCAGCCCCTGCTTCATAGGCGTTCTTTAATAATACTCTTGGCTCTAAAGGGTCGGTTATTCCAATCTGCCCCCTCTTTAGGGCATGTGGGTTGTTCCATCCTTCAGGACGATATTGCATTAACCCCCTCCTATTTAATTCCCCCTATTATACCATATAAATTAAAGGGTGTCAAGTGTATTTTGTAAACCCAGATGAAAATTGATACAGCACGGGGAGTGTTCAATACCACCCTATCCTTGACTGAGAAAAAACCTTCGGACTTCGTTTGAACGGCTGATGTTAGAAATAAGTAACATACCCGCCACTAAACAAACCACACCCCTTTGTGAACATTAGTGTTATAGATGTATACAAACCTCATTATACCATGAGTGTAAAATAAACATAGCCAGGGGTTGACAAACAGGTGATTATGTGGTAAGATAAGGCTAGGATTAAACATAAGGAGATAAGAACATGAAGAAACAAGAGACCATAAGCCTACTGGTAGCGGCTCGCAACAGGCTATCTGACAGAGTAGTTGGATTAGAACCAGGCAGGGATAACCCTCAAGTAGAGAAGTCGTATCAATACGAGCTTGGAAGGAGAAATACAATTGAAGATGTGCTAGCCTTATTAAGGGATAATAACTCTGGCTGGGTAAGCATGATAGCACGCTAGTAACTAGAATAAACTATGGAGGGTAAACAGGAGATTAACCCCCTTAATCGGGGGTTTTTCTTTGTCAATAGATACGAGCCTAGCGGATAGGGTTACCGTCTGCATCTAGCTCCGGGACTAT